AGATGCGGTAGCCCACGCCCCCAACGCTGTCATTGGGGCGCTGTTGTGGCAGTCGCTGAAGTACCTGCTGCGGATGTTCTTAAAGGGCAAGCCCCTAGAAGACGCCAAGAAAGCGCGCTGGTATCTTGATCGTATGATTGATAAGTTAGAAGCCGACGAAGGCGTAAACGTAAGCGGCGTGCCGTATAAAGTAAAAATCTAATCTTCGTTGGGCGGGGGGCTAGTTGTACCCGGTCTGTACGCACCCAAGGAATCCTTGCAGATGTGAACTTGGGCTGTGTGTTTGTAGCAGCATCTAGCCATGACGATAGCCCCGAGTTACAAACCTCCTCAGCGCGAACCAGGGGGGCGCGCAATCTGCATCTCCCCCCTACCTAATTTATGGAGTCAACGTGGCAGCAACACCAGAGAAAAAAGTCAAGCAAAAAGTCGTGGAGATACTAAAGAAACACGGCGCTTACTACTTCTACCCAGTCACGGGGGGCTTCGGTCGGTCAGGCATACCCGACATCATCGTATGCTTTGATAGTAGATTTATTGGTATTGAGTGCAAAGCAGGGAGCAACAAGCCTACGGCGCTACAAGAGATGGAGATGGAAAAAATCCGCGCAGCTCTAGGCAAAACATTCGTCATTAACGAAACCAACATTCACGAAGTAGAGGAGTACTTGTTATGGATAAAAAGGTGATTTATGTTTGAGACTGTTTATGTGGTTGACTTTGAGACGGCGTGGTCGAGCAAGGACTACACCCTATCGAAGATGACAACCGAGTCGTACATACGTGACCCCCGCTTCAAGGCATGGGGGCTTTGCTACAAAGAGGCAGGCACAGACCAAGAGCCGCTTTGGCTCAGCACAGATGAGATACAGCCGTGGGTAGATAGCGTGGACTGGAGCAAGACAGCCGTCATCGCCCACAACGCGCAGTTTGACGTGGCGATACTGGCGTGGATATACGGAGCCAAGCCGTGCTTTATCTTTGACTCGCTCTCGATGGCGCGTGCCCTGCGTGGGGTAGAGGTCGGCAACAGCCTAGCCAAGCTGGCAGCAGAGTTTGAGTTACCTGCCAAGGGTGTAGCCGTGCACTCGACCAACGGCATGCTCAAGAAGCTGACGCCAGAGATTGAGGCCGAGCTAGCTGCCTACTGTGCCCACGATGTGTTTCTTTGCGAGCAGGTGTTCGAGCGGCTGGCGCAGGGGTTCCCCAAGAGCGAGCTGCGCCTTATCGACATGACGCTCAAGATGTTCTGCTACCCCGAGCTGGAGCTAGACCCCGACATGCTGACCGCTGCGTTGGTGGAGGAGCGCGAGCGCAGAGAGCGACTGCTGGAGCGTCTTGACCTGACCGAGGAGCAGTTAGCCAGTAACCCCAAGTTTGCTGAGGTGCTGCGAGCGATGGGGGTCGAGCCGCCGATGAAAAAGAAGCGACCGAGTAAGACAAACCCAAAGGGTGAGGGCGAGACATACGCATTTGCCAAGAACGACGCGTTGTTTCAAGCCCTGATCAATGGCGACAACGACGATGTGTCTCTGTTGTGCGAGGCGCGGCTGGCAGTTAAGTCCACCACCGAGCGTACACGGGCGCAGCGATTCTTAGATATTGCCGAGCGGGGCAAGCTGCCGGTGCCTCTGTCGTACTACGGGGCCAAGTCGGGACGCTGGGCTGCAGCCAAGGGCAGCGCCATCAACATGCAGAACCTAAAGCGTGGGTCGTTCCTACGCAAGGCCATCATGGCACCCAAGGGTAGCCAGCTTGTGGTGGGTGACTTGTCGCAGATCGAGCCGAGGGTGCTGGCGTGGCTGGCTGACTACCAGGATATGCTGGACATATTTACAGGTGGTGGTGACCCCTACGCTGCGTTCGGGGCGCAGATGTTTAACATCCCGGGGCTGTCCAAGGAGAGCCACCCAGACCTGCGACAGTCCGCCAAGTCGGCGTTATTGGGGTGTGGGTATGGGATGGGCTGGTCGTCGTTCGCTGCGCAGCTTCTGACCGGGTTTCTGGGCGCACCGCCGGTGCTGTACGACAAGGCGTTTGCCAAGCAGCTGGGTGTCACAGGCGAGATGCTTACACGCTTTATCGACTGGGACGAGAACATCAAACGCCTAGAGGTGATACCCCACCTGTGTACGGACGAGGAGTTGGTCATCCACTGTATAGCCACCAAGGTTATCGTGGACAAGTACCGCGCCACAGCATGGCCGGTGGTGGGGCTGTGGAACCTGTGCGGGTCGCTAATCGAGCGCAGCTTGTATGGTGGCAAGGAGTACACCCACAAGTGCCTGACTTTCAAGAAAGAGCAAATCGTACTACCAAATGGCATGAGCCTGCTCTATCCTGACTTGACCCCGGAAAAAGATGCCAAGGGGCGTGTGCAGTGGACATACGGCCCAGAAAAGACTAAACTGTACGCTGGCAAGATCGTCAACAACATCACACAGGGCACCGCCCGCATCGTGATGACTGATGGGATGCTACGTACACAGAAACGGTATTTCGTCGCTGGTACGGTGCACGATGAACAAATTGTTGTCGTGCCGGATGACGAGGTGGAGAGCGCTAAAACTTGGGTTTTGGCGCAGATGACTATGGAGCCTTCATACATGCCGGGCATACCGCTCGAGGCTGATGTCGGTGCCCATAGGCGTTATGGGTTAGCTAAAAACTAGAAAGGACTAAGCAATGCAGCTACCAAAGAAAGTGCCCATCGGCAGGCAGTGGTACAAAGTGGAGCAGCCCAAGCTCATGTACCGCTACGGCGTGATGGGGGATTGTGACTATGCCAACCAAACGATTCGTATCGCAACACACAGCAGCCGAACGGGTAAGCCGTTTACCAAAGTGCAGCGCAGCGAGACGTTTTGGCACGAGTTGACGCACGCTATTCTGTACGACATGGGGTCGAAGCTGTCGCGTGATGAACGGTTCGTAACCAAGTTTGCATATCGTCTACGCAAAGCCATCGACCTAGCGAGGTTCTAATGCCTGACCATGTAGTCTGGAGCCACTCGGCACTCAAAGATTTTGAGAACTGCCCACGCAAATACCATCAAACGCGGGTGCTGAAACTGCACCCTTTCGAGGAGACAGAAGCCATACGCTACGGCAACGAGCTGCACAAAGCCGCTGAGTTGTATGTAGCCGAGGATAAGCCTCTGCCCCCGCAGTTTGAGTTTGTTAAGCCAACCATCGACGCCCTTGTGGCTAAGCCCGGACGCAAACTAGCCGAGCAAAAGATGGCGCTTACTATCGACCTGAAGCCGACCGACTGGTTTGCCAAGGACGTATGGGTGCGGGGCATTGCCGACTTGCTCATCCTCGACGACGACAATTTCACGGCGTGGGTGGTCGACTACAAGACAGGTAACAACAAGTACCCCGACCGCGACCAGCTCAAGCTGATGTCCCTCATGGTCTTTGCCAACTACCCCCACATACGCAAAGTTAACTCAGCCTTGCTGTTTGTGGTCAAAGAAGATATGGTTAAGGTCAAGATGTACGTCGAACAGTTTGACACTGGTTGGCAAGAGTATCGGGAGCGGGTGGCAAAAATCGAAGCGTGCGTAGCCAACGACGTTTGGAACCCCACGCAAAACCCTTTGTGCGGTTGGTGCCCATGCACCGGCTGCGAGTTCAACAAAAAGAGGAAATAGTCATGACACAAACGAACGGCAAGCGTGACTACAAACACGCATACAAATTACAGAAAGCCAGCGGCGAAACCAAAGACCAGCTCGAACGGCAGCGCGGACGTCGCGCCTACGATAAGGCTGGGATCAAGCGTGCAGGCGAAGACATTGACCACAAGACGCCAATTCGTAAAGGCGGCAAGTCGACTCCAGGCAACATGCGACTGCGAGCGCGACGCGCTAACCAAAGCGATAACGGCAAAGCATAACAACAAGAGACTAAGCAATGGAAATACTAGAAGACAAAACAATCGTTATCACCACCCGAAACCCAAGCAAGTACAACATCATCCCCAAGAGCAAGGTGCTTGAGAGCGCAGGGGATAAGCATCGCGTAGCGGTTTACTGGGGGCTAGACGAAGCCCGGGTGCTCAAGAATCTCGGCGTCAAGAACGTACCGTCCCCCATCATCAAGCGCTACGACTGGCCCGGGCGGTTCAAGCCTATGGCGCACCAAGTCGATACTGCCGCGTTCCTGACCCTGCACCGCAGGGCTTTTGTGTTCAACGACCCCGGCACCGGCAAGACACTATCGGCGTTGTGGGCGGCTGACTATCTGATGAAGCGTGGCGAGGTGCGCAGGATGCTGGTGCTGTGCCCGCTGTCGATTATGTTCTCGGCATGGATGGGTGACATTGCCAACAGCGTGATTCATCGCTCGTGTATCGTGGCGCACCACCATCAAGCAGCCCGTCGCATCGAGATGATTCAGAGCGACTACGAGATTGTCATCACCAACTACGAAGGCTTGGCTTTGATGGCAGACGAGATCAACGCCGATGGTAGGTTCGACCTTATCGTGGTGGACGAAGCCAACGCCTACAAGAACGTCCAGACCAATCGCTGGAAGGCCCTAAACAAAATCGTAAGGGCAGACACCCACCTGTGGATGATGACGGGTACACCGGCAGCGCAGTCGCCTGTCGATGCCTACGGCTTGGCTAGGCTGGTCAACCCCACGGGCGTGCCTCGGTTCATGACTAGCTGGCGTGACAAGGTGATGTACAAGGCGACCCAGTTCAAGTGGGTGCCAAAAGAAAATGCCAAAGAGCAGGTACACGAAGCGCTGCAGCCGTCCATCAGGTTTACCAAAGACCAATGTCTTGACCTACCACCGGTGCTGACTACGACGCGTGAGGTCGAGATGTCGCCGCAGCAGAAGAAATACTACAACCTGCTCAAGGAGCAGATGGTGGTGCAAGCCGCAGGCGAGACCATCACGGCAGTCAACGCAGCCACGGCGCTCAACAAGCTGCTACAGATAAGCTGCGGTGCTGCCTACACCGACGACAAAGAGGTTGTGGAGTTTGACGCCAGCCCAAGGCTGTCGGTGCTGCGCGAGATCCTGGTCGAGACCAGCCGCAAGGTTCTGATATTTGCCCTG